TGTAAGTTACGACTTAGGAATTGGTGATAGTACCGCTTTGTGGTTTGCACAGTTTGTTGGTCAAGAAATACATTTAATAGATTATTACGAAAATAGTGGTGTAGGTTTAGACCATTATGCAAAAGTGTTAGATGAAAAAGGTTATCATTACGAAGCACATATTATGCCCCACGATGTTAGAGTTAAAGAATTAGGCACTGGAAAAAGTCGTTTAGAAACTTTAGATAATTTGGGAATAAGAAATATCGAAATAGCACCCAGATTAAGTATTGATGACGGAATACAAGCTTCTAGGTCTATGCTTAACAAATGTTGGTTTGACGAAAAAAAATGTGAGCGTGGTATCGAAGCATTGTTGCAATACCGAAGGGAGTTTGATGAAAAACTAAAATCTTGGCGTGGTCGCCCTTTGCACGATTGGACTTCACACGGCGCAGATAGCTTTAGATATTTGGCTGTTGGCTATAGGCCAAGCATAGATTGGGGCGAACCTATAAAACGTAATCTAAAGGGTATAGCGTAATTTAATTTTATATGTTATAGAGATTCTTATAGGAGGGTGGCTATGGCAAAACCAGTTTGGAAAAGTAAAAATCCAAAACCTAAAAGTAAGCGGCGCAAAATGACCGCCAAGGAAGAAGCCAAAGCGAAGCGCACCGCAAAAGCGGCAGGCCGACCCTACCCTAATATGGTTGACAATTTACGAGCTATGAAAAAGAAGAAAAGGAAAAAGTAATGCCCTACGGTAAAGGTAAGAAAAAAGGCGGCAAGAAAAAATAAATGGCTTACACTAGCTTGATGGATATGTTTGACGGCGGCGGCGCAGGCCGTTCTGGTGCAACATTTCAAGGTGGTGGGCTATTAAGTGCATTAGCAAACAGGTTTGCCAAGCCTATAGGTTCTCAGCGTAGAAGTTCAGAAAACCTATCTAATATGATTAACCAGTTACAAAGCGGTGGAATGTCAAACAAATCCATTCCCAATATTATTGATATGACTGGCGAAGTAGAAGACCTTTCTGGGGTTGGCATACCAGAAAAAATAAATGTAAGTGAATTAGACGATATATCTTTTAAAGAATTTTCAGAATTAGCTTTGCCAGTTTTTGAAGAAAAAGGTGTAACTCCATCTTATGATGATTTATTAAGGGCATATGTTAATTATTTAAATAGGCCATAGAATGGCAAAAGACCCTAGACTAAAACGTGCAGGAGTTAGCGGATACAACAAGCCAAAACGTACCCCTAGCCACCCTAAAAAATCCCACATAGTTGTCGCAAAAGAAGGTAGTAAAATAAAAACTATTCGCTTTGGGCAACAAGGCGTTAAAGGTGATAAAAAGATGACCAAACGAAATAAAGCTTTTAAAGCAAGGCAAAAAAAATGGATAGATAGGGGCAAAATGTCGGCGGCTTATTGGGCAAACAAAGTAAAGTGGTGATATAGATGCCATTATCAAATTATACAGAACTAAAGGCAAGTATAGCTGACACGCTAAACAGAGATGATTTAACGGCAGTTATACCAGATTTTATAAAACTAGCTGAAGCCCAATTAAATAGAGATTTAAGGCATTGGCAAATGGAAGATAGGGTTATTGCAACAGCCGACCAACAATATTTAAGTTTACCCAATAACTTCATTAGTCCTATTAGAATTACTATGACCGCTAGCCCAACACATACTTTAGAATTAATAAGTCCTTTTGATATTTCTAAAATGCGAATGCAAAATTCTGATAATGTGGGTCGGCCTGAGTTTTATGCTGTAGTGGACGGGTCTTTTGAATTATATCCAACGCCAGATGCAGATTATGTAGTCGAGCTTGTTTATTATGAAAACATACCTGATATAGCCGCAAACACTACAAACTGGCTTTTAACAAATTACCCTGATGCTTATTTGTATGGTTCACTGCTTCACAGTTCGCCATATTTGCAAGAAGACCAGAGAGTAGCAGTCTGGAATGCGTTGTATCTAAACGCTGTTTCTGCTATAAATTTAGAAGGAGAGCGAGCTAGAACATCGGGTTCGGGTCGTAGAATACAAATTAGGAGCTATTAAATGGCAAGTTTTACAAAAGTAAATGACTTTGTGGTCAACCTAGCGAACGCGATGGACATGAACGCTGACACGTTTAAAGTTGCGCTTTCTAACACTGACCCAACATCTGGAACAAGTGTCGTAACAGATGGAAACGGTGTATTGGCTAATTGTGCTGAAATATCGTATACAAATCTTTCCGACAGAACATTGGCAAACGTAACCAGTACGCAAACAGGTGGCGTTTATAAATTATCGGCAGACGATAAAGTTTTGACCGCATCTGGCGGTTCTGTAGCGGCTTTTAGATATGTTGTTATTTATAACGATACACCAACCTCCCCCGCAGACCCTATAGTCGGTTATTATGATTATGGGTCATCATTAACACTTAATGATGGTGACACGTTTACAATCGACATCGGTACTAACGGACTATTAACACTTACTTAGTAGGAGCGCATCATGGCAAAACTATTTAACAGAGCCAAGATGAACACCTCAACAAGTGGCTCGGGAACTTTAACATTAACTACAGCCGACACTGGTTATCAAACATTTGCTGATGCGGGTGTTACAAATGGCGATGTAGTTGCATACGTTATAGAAGAAGGAACAAACTGGGAGATAGGAACAGGAACTTATTCTTCAAGTGGGACTACCTTAACAAGAACACCAACTGAGAGCAGTGGTGGCGGCAGTGCTATTTCATTAGGTGGGACTGCAAAAGTTTTTATCACTGCATTATCTGACGATTTTGGCAAGGTACAGCATGATGGCGTTACTAAAATGGTGGCGCACTCTAGCGGTATTACTGTTACTGGTAATGTTACTGTTAGTGGAAATGTAGATGGCAGAAACCTTGCAACAGATGGCACAAAGCTAGATGGTGTTGCAACTAATGCTGATGTAACATCTACAGCTTTGCCAAGTGCATTAACAGGGTTATCAACAGAAACAAGTTTATCAGGTTCCGATATAATACCAGTATATGATGGTACTTCTGCAACTTGGAAAAAAGCAACAATAACAAATGCTTCCTTACAAGGACCAACTGGACCAACTGGGTCAACAGGTTCGCAAGGGGCGCAAGGCAATACTGGACCAACTGGACCAACTGGACCCGCAGGCTCAAACGGTTCTACTGGACCCACAGGACCCACAGGACCAACAGGACCTCGAGGACCTACTGGACCTACTGGACCGCGCGGACCAACTGGACCGACAGGACCTACTGGAAATGCCGCGACAGGTTGGAACCAAGTGGGTTCTTATGCTCAAATACAATGGGCAGGGTCAGGGCTAAGACACGCAGGGTCAACCGTTGGGTCTAGCAGTTTATACGCTTGCAGTAACTATGCCTATCTTTATGGTGGACACTCTACAACCAACAGGCCAAGCGGCTCTTGGAGGCTTATGGGTGGTCTTGGTAGATATAACGGTTCATCAAACTTAAACCGTGACGATATGTATGCGTCAGTATTTGTGAGGTATGCTTAATGTCTATTCCAATTACAGAATACCGTAATGCTAAAGTTTTAACGGAAGACGGTGGGCGCATAGATGTTGAAATAAACCACCCTGATTATGGTTGGATAGAATACACGCTTGATGTTGAAGATACCGACATGACCATAGATAACAGCGCATTAATGACCTTAATCGGTGACGATAAAGAACCTTATGTTGCCCCTACAGCCGAAGCAATCGCGGCTGAAAAGGCTTTTGTTATAAGGGAAGAAAGGGGTTTTAGGTTGGCGCAATTAGATATTATTCTTTCTAATCCTTTACGTTGGGATGCAATGTCGGACGAAGAAAAAGCTCCTTGGATAGCCTACAGAACGGCATTATTAGATGTTCCACAGCAATCATCTTTTCCAGAAAGTGTTACTTGGCCTGCCTCCCCCGATGGTATGTTTTCGTAATGGATATAAAAGAAATTAATTTACTAGGAAATCGTTCGTTTCAAATAGATAATTTTTACGACCACCCTGCTTATATTATGGATATGGTGTTATCAGGACCACCAAATAAAGTAATGACTGAACACCCACTACATGGTGATGAGTTTTTTGATTTGCGCCATCATAGAAAAGAGCCAACGCTAGAAAAATATACAGACCAATTAGTTGAGATATTAGATAGTGAATTGCAATCTTTTGATGTTTATAAAGAGGACGGTTGCGATGTTTTGGACACTAATTTTATGCGGTGGAAAAAATCAGATTGGAATAATTACGAAGAAAATTTTTGGTTTCCGCATCAAGACGATGGTTGGGTATGTATAGTATATTTAAATGAAGCCGAAACAAATGGAACAAATATTTATGTTGATAAACACGCAAGCATACATAGATACGGAGGCAAAAAAACGGCAGAAGACCGTCACCCTTGGAAACCTAAATCAGATTTTGAAATAGTAGATTATCTAGAACCAAAATTTAACAGGGGTTATTTGTTCAATGCAAAGCGCATACCTCATGGAGCCGCTATAAATGATGATACATATTTTTATTCCGAAGCAGACAAAAATTACAGTCGGCACAGATTAAACCAAGCTTTATTCTTTTTTCCAAGGCCACCAAAATAATGCGACAAAACTGGCAATTATATAAAAGAAATATTGCGCCTGACGTAGTGCAAAATATTATTGACCAAGCAGGCGAAACAACAAAAGCAGGCACGTTTAATAACGCAGACGATAGTGTTCGAAGCAGTCGTGTTTGTTGGCTTACAAACGAAGATTGGCTTAAAGATTTGCTATTTCAGTATGTAGACCACTCATGCCAAAATGCTTTTTATGTAAATGTTTTTAAAAATGCAGAAATACAATATACAGAATACCATGCTTCAGAAAATGGCCATTATGATTGGCATCACGACATAGATTGGAACGCAAATGATGGTTTAGATAGAAAGCTTTCTATAACTGTTCAGTTAAGCGACATAAATGAATACGAGGGTGGCGACTTTCAATTTACAGAAGTTCCAAACCCAGAAATGGAAGATGCAAAGCAAAAAGGTACTGTTTTGATTTTTCCAAGCTATTTAATACATCAAGTTTCGCCAGTGACTAAAGGCGTAAGAAAATCACTTGTGGCATGGTTCAAGGGACCAAAGTGGCAATAGAAAGGGTGTAAATTATGACAGCTTTCGCTCCGTTAGGCTCAACCGCAATAGGCCAAGCATCAACAAATGCAAATTATGCAATGGGTGCGGGTAGCGGAACTTTTACCCTGTCACTGCGTGGCGCGGCATTATTGATAGCTGATATTTTTCCTTATGGTGTTTTTCAAATTGACGGTAGACCTGTTACTTTAACCGCACAAAGGCCGTTATCTGTTAATCATGGTGCTTTTACTTATACTGGGCAAAACGTTGAGTTAGACTATGGTTTTGGAATTGTAGTTGATACAACAACATTTACATATTCTGGTCACAATGTAATTTTAGATGTTGGCTTTGGTATGGTTCTAGATACTGCCACTTTTGCAGTAACAGGACAAAATATAGATTTTACAAAACAAATGAACATTTCAGCAGAAACTGGAGCGTTTACTTATACTGGTCAAGATGCCTTTAAAGGTGTTGGCGAAGCTTTTGCTGTTGGAACATTTACTTACACAGGGCAAGCAGTGGATATGACGGTTCAAAGGCTGTTTCAACCGTTATCAGGCGAATTTACTTATTCTTTTGCGGCAGACATAAAAACAAGAGGTTGGTTTAGTCCAACCGTACCGCCTACAATATGGACTGATGCGGCCTAACGTGATAGGTTGTTATAAATAGGAGATAAAAATGGCTATTACACTTACCAAACCGACAGTTGGAGGTTCAGAGGGAACTTGGGGAAATACCATCAATACAGCCCTTGATGACGTACAAAACGCTTTAAATGGAACCGCAGGAACTGTTGCGCCAAATTTAACTAAAGTAACAATTAACGGAACTGACGTAACGGCAACGGCGGCAGAATTAAATGCTCTTGATGGTGTAACATCAACAGCCGCAGAATTAAATATTTTAGACGGTGTGACCGCCACAGCTTCAGAATTAAATGCCTTAGATGGTATTACTTCTACAGCCGCAGAATTAAATTTATTAGATGGCTCAGTTGCTAACACAGTCGTTAATAGCAAAGCGGTAGTTTACGGCTCATCTGGTCAAGTACAAGCAACAACTGTTGATTTAGGCGATTGGACAATAACCCAGTCTGGAAGCAGTTTAAAGTTTGCTTACCAAGGAACAAATCGTTTTTCATTATCATCAAGTGGTGCATTAACAGTAGAAAACAATATAACAGCTTATGGAAGTGCATAAATGCCATTACCTAGTAGCGGTCAAATAACCTTAAACCAAATTCATGTCGAGGCAGGCGGTTCTAGTGGTTCACAAGCGGCTTTAAATGATGCTGATATTCGTTCTATGATTGGAAAATCGTCTGGGGCAACAAACTCTTTTAGTGATTATCATGGAATTACAAACTCTGCGCCAACAGCCCTCTATATTGGAAGAGCAGTGACAACTGGGAATGGCTTTCCAAATGGTTATGTTCCTTTGAGTTCTGGTAATAAAGTTGTTGTTGTTGCTTTGGCGTTAGCAGGACCCGCAAATACATATGTAAATTTAGGCTCAACGGCTATGACGCAAGCTTGTAAAATAGATACTCCCAGTTCAAACCCAAACATTTGGCAAGGTGGTCCAACTGCCGCAATCTATTGGGTTGAAACAACTGCAAGCGGTAGTGTTTATATATCTGGCAACGGTGGCAGTGGTAGGTCAGTTTTACACGCTTGGGAGATTACTGGGTACAATAGTGCGACACCACACTCAACGGCTACAGCCCAAAATACTGATGCTTCAAGTTATTCTAAAATTATTTCTCTTTCCACAAAATATAATGGTTGCACAATAGGAACTGGCGTGTGTGAAGATACAAGCCCTGCGGGTTCGGTTACTGTAAGTAACTCTGACCAATTAGAACAAATAGATTTAGAAAGTGCTACCAATCACTATAGTTGGAGAGACCAAGGAGCAAGTGAAGGTACTACAAATTATGATTGTGACCAGAATAATCCTGCTAGCAATTTAAACCCTAACAGCACAATTCAACAATTAGCCGCCGCGCACTGGAAATAATATGCCATTAGTCCCATTAGATTTAAAAGCAGGGTTTTACAGAAACGGCACAGAATTTGATGCGTCAAACAGGTGGCGTGATGGTAGTCTTGTTAGATGGCGCGATGGTTCTTTACGGCCTATCGGTGGGTGGCAAACTTTTAAAGAAGGTTTTTGTACTAATCCAATCCGAGGCGCACACGCTTGGGAAAGCAATAATGGAACTGCATACTTTGCGGCGGGAAGCTATAATGAGCTAACAGCCATGACAGGTTCAGGCACAACATACGATATAACGCCAACTTCTATGTCTACTGGCAGGGAAGATGCAGGGTTAAATTTAGGCTTTGGTGGTGGGTTTTACGGCACTGGCTATTTTGGAACTCAACGCCCTGCAACTGGAACTTATTCTGAGGCAACATCGTGGTCACTTGATAACTTTGGTCAGTTTTTGGTTGGGGTTCATTACGACACTGGAACACTTGTGGAATGGCAACTTGGTTCTTCAGCAGTGGCCGCTCCTGTTACAAATGCACCGCTTAATAATTTAGGTTTAGTTGTTACAGAAGAACGATTTATATTTTTATTAGGCGCAGGCGGTGACCCGAGAAAAGTCCAGTGGTGCGATAAAGAAGCAAATACAGTTTGGACTGCGGCGGCGACAAACGAAGCGGGTGACTTTACTTTGCAGACAAGTGGTCAGATTATGCAGGGTCTTAAAACTAGAGGTCAAACATTAATTATAACAGACAGCGATGCGTTTGCGGCTAAATATCTCGGACCTCCGTATGTCTATGGCTTCGATAGGGTTGGAACTTCTTGCGGGGCTGTTTCGCGTATGTCGGCGGTAGATACTGACCAAGGTGCTTTTTGGATGGGGCAAAAAGGGTTTTTTGGGTTCGATGGTAACTCTGTTCGAGAAATACCTTGTGAAGTTCACGACTATGTTTTTGACGATATAAACGTAAACCAACAATCTAAAATATGGGCTTGGAGCAATACTGAATTTAGCGAAGTTTGGTGGTTTTATCCTTCGGCGGGTAGTTTGGAAATAGACCGATATGTAGCAGTAGATTTAGCTGAAAACCATTGGCTTATAGGAAACCTATCACGGACAGGCGGCGTTTCTAGGGGTGTTTTCAGAACACCTATTATGAGTGGTCAATACACACAGAATATTACTTATAATGTTACTGTTGCGGCAAGTGGTGGCGGTAATAAATATTTTATATCAGACCATTCTGGTGCGGCTCCAACTATTACATTAAGAAAAGGAAACACTTATCGGTTCGACCAATCAAATAATTCTAATATTGGTCACCCTTTCCAGTTTTCTACTACCGCAAACGGTACGCATGGCGGTGGGTCAGCATATTCAACAGGTGTGACAACAACAGGTTCAGCGGGGTCAACTGGAAGTTATGTTGAAATTACTGTTACTGATAGCACACCTTCAACGCTTTATTATTATTGCACTGCTCATAGTGGAATGGGAGGAACAATAAACATAATTGAGCCAGTAATGGTTTTTAACCATGAGCAAGGTTTAAATTATGATAGCGGTTCTATTTTTTGCGAAACTGGACCAATTTCGATTGGAAACGGTGATGCTGTTGCAAAAGTAATTGAAGTAATACCTGATGAAAAAACTCAAGGTGACGTTGATTTAAAATTTAAAACAAGATTTTATCCTAACGATACCGAAACAACTCATGGACCTTTTAATCCAAGTAACCCTACTGCATTGCGTTTTACTGGTAGGCAAATGCGGATGCGAGTAGAAGGCGACCAAGCAACAAATTGGCGTGTGGGAACAATGCGATTAGAAACTAAAGCGGGAGGCAGACGCTAATGCCAGTTACACCGCCAGTAATAGGAACAGATATTCGCCAATGGGGTAGAGAATTAAATTTATTTCTTAGCAGAAATTTAGGTAAACTTTTTTTTAAATCTTCGGGCGATGTGCCTGCCGATAATGGAATTTTTTTATGGGATGATGAAAAAAATTATCCTGTTGTTTCTTCAGATGGTGCATTTAGGCAAGTTGCAATGAAGCAGGCAACGCCTAGTTCTAGTGTTGGGGCGGCAGGCGATGTAGCAGGCATGATAGCTTGGGACGGCAATTATATTTATATTTGTACGGCTTCACACGATGGCAGTACAGCTATTTGGAAACGTGTTTCTCTCAGTTCTTACTAGGGGTGTAATTAAATTTAAAATGTGGTATAGAATAGATAGATTGGAGTAGAGTGATGGGTGTTATGGACTTTTTAATGGGCAAGCCCTCTAGCGTAGAATCCGACCCGCGCACAAAAGCGGCAAGGGATTTTATTCTTGACGAACTTATGAGAATATATGGCCAAGGTCCAATAAACGTTCCCAAATATATTGCAGAAGTACCAGAGCAAAGGTATAGCGGAACTAACAATTTGTTATCTGCACTAGGTTTAGATACTGTATCGCCCCCCCAAATGGATACAGTAAATATTGGCGGTATTAACGCTTATTCTAGTGAGCCATATCAGGAACAAATAGAAGCTGACTTTGCTGAAAAATACCCATCACTTTATGACCAATTAACAAATAGACCAGACCCAACAATGACTGCTTCTTTTCAACCAGTAGCAAGGGGCGGCGGCGTAGGTGGCAGTAATAGCGGTGGAGTTGGCCAAGAAAGGGCTGACTTTATGGCCGAACATATGGCACGACAAAAAAGAAACTATGCTGATGGGGTAACTGCTAACCCTAGTTTTGGCTATGGGCAAGATGATAAAGGCGGTGTCGTTGCTATAGGTTACGAAGGTGGCCAAGTTGACCCTGCATTAGCTAAAGCCGCAGGGTATACCACAAGAAAAGATGTCAACCCTTTTGATATGAGTTTTGGTGACCATATAAGCCAAATAGGAAGTGATGTTGGCACGATGGCAAGTAAGGTAGCGAACGATATAAAGAAAACTTCGCTAATTGGTAGAATATTTGGAGGCGGCAAATGATAGGCGATAATATATTTCAACAGTCGCAAGACGCGCAACAAACGGCGGCTAATACATATAACCAAATGGCGACACAGGGTTTAGACCCCAACGCTTACCAACAGTTTATGAACCCCTATATTGATGATGTTATAAACAGAGGCCAACAAGATATTGAACGCCAAAGGCAAATGGCTATAAATCAAAACTCTGCAAACGCTATGGGGCAAAACGCTTATGGCGGTTCTAGGTCAGCATTAGTTGATAGTTTAACCAACGCAGAATACGATAGAAACAGCCAAAATATGGCGGCGCAACAACGATTAGCGGGTTTTAATGCGGCGCAAAATTTAGCGCAAAGAGATATGAATACAAGGCAGTCAGGCGCGTCAGGTCTTACTGGGTTAAGCAATCAAATGTTTGGGCAAGGACAGGCAGGGTTACAGCAACAGCAACAGGCGGCAGAATTAGCGCAACGTCAACAGCAAATGATGCTCGATGCGGCAAGAAACCAAACACTAGCTAATTTAGGCTATCCACGCGAAAATTTAAGTTATTACAATAGTATTTTTGGCGGCTTGCCACAGTTTGGCCAACAAGTTCCCGAAAGATTGGGTTTATTTGATTTTCTAAATGCGGCAGGCAGTTTGCCGAAAATTCCTTTTTTTTAGGTACGGTTTAAATGATAACATGGCCAGAAGTACAACAAGGCATATTTGATGGAGAAAGCAAAGGTGATTATAACGCTTTATTTAATTACCAAAACAAGCCAGAGGGAATTTTTAGCAATACCCAACTGACAGATATGACTGTCGATGAAGCACTTTTATTTGCTGACCCAAAAGGAGATTACGCTAGGTATGTTGCAAGTTTAAATAACGGCCAAATCGCAACCCCAATGGGTGCATATCAAATAGTAGGCACAACTCTAAGAGATGCAAAAAAGAATTTAAATTTAAAAGGTGATGAAAAACTAACGCCAAGTTTGCAAGATAAAATTGGAAAGTGGATTTATGAAACGCAAGGAACAAAAGCTTGGGCAGGCTATAAGGGTCCAAAAGGAGGCAAAGACATGAACCAACCACTAAACGCATCACAAATGCAACAAAAACAGCGACAGGGTGGTGGTTTAATGGGTTTTCTTCGCGACCCTAGAACACGCCAAGTATTTGGAACTTTAAGCAAAAGCGACACAGGCAAAAAGTTATTAGATTTAGCCAATCAAGACGCTAAACGGCAAATTACTTTAGATGATGCTAATGCAACGGCTCGTTGGTTAGATACACAGCCTAATGGCAAAAAATATGCTGATGCTATTAGAATGGGCATGAATGCAAAAGAGGTGCTAGACCAGTACAAAACCGACCAAGGCTTGGGAACAGATGGTAACGTGCAATCGTCAACAGCATTATTTGGCGGTGGAACTATGATAGTCACTAGAAACGGTGAATTTATAGTAAAAGACACTAATAATAAAATATTAAAAGGCCAAGAAGCTCAAGACTATATAGATGCGGCAAATGCCAAAAAATTAAAATTTGACCAAGAAAATGCGGCAGGCAAAAAATTGGGTCAGATTACAGCCGAAAGAGCTGACAAAGTTTATGAAAAAGCTGAAAAAGTTACTGCATCTATAGACAATATTAACAGGGCAATCAAAGCCCTAGACGGTGGTGCAGTGTCAGGTTTCCTAGAAAACTTTTTTCCCGACATTAGAGAGGCATCGGCAGAACTTAGAACAGCAATGAACTCAATGGCTTTGGATACTATTGCCGCCGCAACATTTGGCGCATTGTCTGAAGCTGAAATGAAATTTGCTATAGCAACATCTTCCCCGCCTGACCTTAGTCCAGTACCTTTAAGACAATGGTTGATTAAAAAACGCAGAGACCAAGTAGCCGCTAGAGATGCCTTAGAAAAAGCGGCGGCTTACCTAGCGAGACCAGGAAATACTTTCGAAAGTTATATAGATGACCAAATTTCGGAAAGGCAACGAAACGAGGGAAGTAACAGGTATATTTCCAAACCATTAAATGAATTATTAGATTTAGCTGAAAAAGTCGCTAACGGTACAATACAAATGGGCGTTCAAGAAAAGAAAGAACTAATAGAAGCAATTAAAAAACAACAAAACCAGAGTTAATTACATGGATGTAAACGAAGCTATATCAGCCTTAGAAGCGCAAATTGCAGAAGAAACAAAAAGTGATTCCACAGAACTTGATGCTGAACTAAAATCATTAGTAAAACAAACCAACCTTTTACCGCCTGACCCCGAAGTTAAAGAAGATAAAAGGGGTTTTCTAAAAAGAACGGCTGATTGGTTTAAAGGTGGCCAAAGAGATAGCACTATACCAACTATTGCAGAAATGGCTTTAACAAACACTGCACAAAAACTAGCATTAGATGGAAAACAAGCCACAAGGCTTGCGGCACTTATTACAACAACAGTAAGCGATGATAGACTTCGAAGAGGCATAAAAAATATTTTGCCTGACGCTACTTTTACAAATGATGAATATGGTAATTTAGTCGTAATTTCGCCAGTAACAGGCAAGGGAACACCACAAGATTCACAATATGTAAGGTTTTACCCAAACCCTAAAGGATTAGATAAAACTGATTTATATCCATTAACTGGCGCACTTGCGGGCGGGTCTGTTTTAGCAGGCGGTGCGGCACTAATGGGTATCCCTGCGGGTGGTTATTTTGGTTCTGCGTTGTTAGGTATGGCTGAAGGAACTTTAGCTGAATTAATTAGTAGTAGATTAACCAGTAGCGTTTTTAAAATTTTTGATGTTCCATTAAGCGCATTAGGCGGGATTTTGGGTAAAGCGGGAATGGACAATGCGGCTAAAATTCTAGGTGGCATTGTTTCTAAATTAAAATCAAAACCGTTTGAAGTAATAGACAAAACAACAGGCCAACTAAAAACATCAGTACAAGATAATTTAAGGGCAAATGGCATAGACCCTGATGGTGTAAGTGAAGCTTTAGCAAAAGAAATAAATGAAAAAGTTGGCCAATCAATAGACGCGCAGGCGGCGGCCTCAGTTACCGAAGCGGAAAGTCTGCCGATACCAGTTCCGTTGACTAAGGGGCAGGCAACAGGCAACCCAAGCGACCAATTATTTGAAGATGCGATTACAAAAGGAACATACGGCACAACTAATAAAGATAAAATAGATGACATTATTACTAAACAAACTGACCGTATAAATGAAAATGTTGGTGCTATAGAAACTTCTTTGGGTGGCGGTGCGCCTAAACCTTCCACAATAGAAGTTGGCGAAAATATTCAAGGAACCTTGAATAATATAAGGCGAACTGAAAAACAAAGGGCAACGCAACTTTTTACAGAAGCGGGTGAAAAAGGTTACGCATTTATACCAACAGAACACGCAGGGGAAGTAAGTGACATTTTAAGAAGAAGTGTTGATGGCTTTCCAAAAACAGAAATAGAAAATGTTTCTAAGCTTATTGATGAAATGGAAGAAATATTAAGTTCTGGTGGCGATGTTAAAAGTTTGTTTAATATTAGAAGGCAGTTAAACGGCTTTCAAAAAAATTCACCCGCACAAGCGGCGGCAATAAAACTTAAAAATACACTAGACAGCGTTTTGGACGGCTTAGTAGAGCAAAAATTACTTGACGGTAATCCTGAAGCTGTAACCGCGCAACTAAAAGCTATAGCTAATTATAGAGATTATGCCTCACGTTGGAAAGATAAAGGCATTTTGCGAACTTTAACAGAAGTTGAGCCAAATAGTGGAACTTTTCAACTTAAAAAAGACCCCGCCGAAATAGCTAACTTTTTATTTAATTCATCAGGCACAAGATTAATTAAACAGCCCAAACTAAGAAACGATTTAAGAATATTAAAACAAAATTTGCCAGAAGATGTTTGGAACCAAATACGCCAAGAAGCTTTTATGACTATTGTAAAACAGGCTAATTTACCACAAACAGGCACAGACCAAATAAAATTATCTGGCGTAAAAATGAGCAATTTTTTGTTTAAAATGACGCAAGATAATCCAGAAGTTATGCGCGGGTTGTTTTCGGCAGATGAAATAAAACTTTTAAAACGTTTTGCATCAGTAGCAAGGCGAGTTACAGACACAACAAAAAACGTTTCTAATACAGCATACGCCGCGCAAGGTATCTTAGCCCAACTTTATAGAAGTTTAGATATGAGTAGGTTAGGTCGAGCAGTAAACCAGATACCTATTATAAATAGCCTACAAAGGTTTGTGGCGGGTGAAGCGGCTGAGGAGGCTAGCCCCATAATGTTTAGAGGACCAAGCGCAGGCGCGGGAGCAGGCGGTACTGTTGGAGGTTCTGAGCAACTTAACCCAATGCAAGAAGAATTAAATAGACTTACTGGCAACCGTTCACCGAACGCATATTATTAAAAGGATAAGCCATGAAAATCGAGGCAATGGATGACGTAACAGTTCAAGGCATTATACAAAAGGCCGTGGAAGATGCCGTTGATTTTATAGAAGCTGAAATAACTGAGCCAAGATTAAAATCACAGCGTTATTACGATGGCGAAGTTGACATAGGATACGAAGACGGTCGCTCAAGAGTGGTAGCTACAAAATGCCGTGAAGTGGTAAAAAGTTTAAAACCATCTATCCAACGTGTTTTTCTAAGCACTGAAAACGTTGTAGAGTTTGTTCCCAGAATGCCAGAAGACGTTCAGGTTTGTGAGCAAATGACCAAGTTTGCTAATTATAAATTTATGCAAAATAACGGCTATAGATTGCTTAACGATGTTTTTCAAGATGCAATGGTTAAGAAAACTGGCATAGCCAAAGTAATGTTTGAAGATATTGCAAAAACTGAAGTACACGAAGCGCACAACCTGACAGATGACGAGTTTGCTTATTTAACAGAACCCGACAATGTAACGGTTTTAGAGCATACAAAAAATTCTATAGGAACTTTAGATGAAGAAGGCATAGGCACTGAAACAATTATGCACGATGTAAAAATGAGCATCGAAATAACAAACGGTGATATTACTATAACTTCTATACCCCCAGAAGAATTTTTTGTAGATAGAAACGCTCGCAGTATTGATGACTTTTTTGTGATTGGCCACAGAACAGATATGACTATTGGCGATTTGCTTGCAATGGATTTTGACCATGAAGAAGTTCATAACTTGCAAGGCAATATGTCAACGTTTGAAGCTGAAAGCGAGTTTGAACGTAGAAATTACGCTGTTGACGAGGACGATGATGAAAGTGCCGACCCAACAAGTAGAAAAGTCGTTGTAACAGAAGCTTACATGAAAATAGATAAAGAAGGCACTGGAAAGCCTTTAATGTATCGTTTTATTCTAGGCGGTTCTAGTTACAAAGTTCTTTCGTGTGAATTAGCAGATGAAGTGCCGTTTGCAATATTTGAAGTTGACCCCGAACCTCACGCCTTTTTCGGTAGCAGTTTGGTTGACTTAGTTATGGACGACCAAGATGCGGCAACTTCCATGCTTCGTGGCGTTTTAGATAACGTTGCGTTGACTAACAATCCTGGTCTCGAAATAGTAGATGGCCAAGTTTCAGTTGATGATTTGCTTAACAACGAAATAGGAAGAATAGTGCGAGTAAAGCAAGCGGGTTCTATTCGTGAGCAAGTTGTTCCTTTTACGGCGGGTTCAACCCTTCCCGCCCTACAATATTTTGACCAATTAGTTGACAATAAAACAGGTATAAGCAAAGCCTCACAAGGCTTAAACGCTGATGTGTTGCAATCAGCAAGTGCAACAGCAATAGCGGCAACAATGCAAGGAGCGGCAGGCCAAGCAGAAGTAATAGCGCGAAATTTAGCAGAAGGCGGTATGCGAAGATTATTTAAACTTATAGCGCACTGCATAATAAATAACGCAGATAAAGAAGAAATAATAAGATTAAATAATGAATTTGTTGAAGTAGACCCACGCAGTTGGAACGCTGACGCTGATATGATTGTAAACGTTGGCATAGGAACAGGTCAGCAAGCCGAAAAATCAGCAGTGTTGCGCGAAACTTTGCAAATGCAAATGTCAGTTTGGCAACAGTACGGAGCGCAAAATGGCTTAGTAACCATGACAAACGTTCGAAATACTTTGGCTGATTTATTAGGTTCAGTAGGTTTAAGAAACACAGACCGTTACTATTTACCAGTAACTTTTGAAAAAGAACAAGAGTTAATAATGGCAAAACAAGAAGAAGCGCAAATGCAACAGCAAATGATGCAACAAGGTCAACAGCAAACAGACCCGAACCAAGCATTTATGGCAACTGAGCAAATGAAAGCACAGACAAGGGCGCAAGTAGATATGGCCAAATTGCAACTTGACGCGCAGAAAGCGGCTAGTGATGATAAATTTAGAATGCACGAATTAGCTATGAAAGATGATTTACAGCGTGACGAAATGGTTCAAGACTTGGCGGTTAAGGTTGCGGAAATATTGGGTAAATATGAAACTGCGGTTGACACAACGGCAATAAAAGCCGAACAAGATAAGGTAAGACCGCATAATGAAGAAATGATGAATGGATTACAAGAAAAGAGCTATTAGAGCCAGAAATTTATTAAATAACGAAGAATTTCAAGGCATTATAAAAGATTTGCGAGAAGACCAATTACGGTTAATCGCGAATACGAGCGCGTCAGAGGTGGAAAAACGTGAGGATGCTCACGCCATTTATCGGGCGTTAAATGAAATTGAGTTTTTATTAAGGGCTGATGTAGATGCTGAAAAACTCATAGAACGAAAGGCAAGGGACGCTCATGAGCACTGAACCTAACAGTGGCAGTATTAACGATATTGCGAATTTAATATCTGAACCGCCACAAAAATTAGAAGATAATCTAAACGAAGTTACTGAAGCTGTTATTGAGGAACCTCAGGACACTGAGACTAAAGAAACGGTTGAAGTAGCCGAAAGTGAAGATGTCGCTGACCACGAAAGCGATGATTTAGAAGAAATCGTGGATGAGGATGGGCTAGATGAGGATACAGCCGTTCCCTTTGAACTTTCTGATGATATGGAGCTTGAGTATAAAAGCGATGGCGAAATTAAGAAGGCAACCATTGGGGAGCTAAAGCGAAGTGCCGCAGGACAAGACTACATCCAAAAGGGTATGGAAGATAATGCAAAAGTTAAAAAACAACTTGAGCAAACTACCCAAGAATTGCAGGAAGACCGTCAAAAACTTACTGCAATATTACAAGCGTACGAAAATGGCGACGCTCCAAGACCACCAATAAAACCAACCAAGGAGCTACAAGATAGTGACCCTATAGGTTATTTGGAGGCTATGGAGCAGTATCGGCAAGACGTTGAGCAATTTGGTAAGTTTAAGGCAGAAGCCGAAGAACAAGCTAAAGCTAATGAACGTATAATGTACGAACAAGACCAACGATATGCGGCAGAACAAGCTGAAATATTGAAAAAGGAAATGCCAGAGTTAAATGACCCCGAAAAAAGTAAAAAACTTTTGGAGGATATTCAAACTGTAGCTGTTGATTATTATCAAGTTCCTGTTGAAATATTAGGTAATCTGAAACATACTTGGGAATTTAAAATTGTTCGTGATGCTGTAGCCTACCGCAAACTACAAACTTCTAAAACTAAGGTTGTAGAAAAAACCAAAGGCGCAAGGCCAATGGTAAAAGCGGGAGCAAAAAGAACTGCTAGTGGTACAAAAGTGATAAAGCAGAAAGAAGCGCGGTCTAGAATGCAAAAATCTGGGTCACTAGACGATGTGACTAATTATCTCTTGTCTTAAAGAAAGGACTATATCATGGCCGTGACGGCAAATACCAACGAAACATACGATGTTTCTACAATTAGGGAAGACCTATCCGAAGCGATGGCTTCCATCACCCCAACAGAGACTTTACTTATGTCCTCTATTGGAACACGCAACGTTGACAACACTTACTTTGAGTGGAGTGAAGTCGACCTAGCCGCAACTGGAGCGAACCGCCAAATCGAGGGTGACGTTGGACTATCCAATACTGCCCCGACTAACGCTGTTCGAAAGGGTTCCTACACTCAAATCAGTGCTAAAGTCGTGGAGGTCTCCTCAACGAACCAAGCAGTGAACGGAACGGCGAATGCTCAGACTGTCGCAAAACAAGTAGCTTATAAATTAAGCGAGTTAAAACGCGATATGGAGGCCATGCTCTTGGCGAATGTACCTTCAGCGGTAGGAGCGTCTGGTACTGCTAGACAGACTGCGGGTTTGCCTGCTTACCTAACTACTAACGTTTCTCGTGGTTCTGGTGGTGCTAACGGCACAACATCAGGTTCAGGCGAAAGCGGTTCTGTAAATGCGGCGGCAACGGACGGAACATTGCGTCCGATTACTGAAGCACTTCTAAAAACTGTTATTGCTAGTTGTTGGAACTCTGGTGCTACACCAAAAATTGTTATGTGTGGTTCAGCGCAAAAGCAAAAAATTTCAACCTTTACTGGCAACGCTACACGCTACAAAGAAGCGGAAGACAGCAAGCTAAATGCGGCTATTGATGTCTATATTTCTGACTTTGGAGAAGTGCAAATCGTGCCAAATCGCCATATGCGAGTTCGAACAGTGTCAAGTGTAGATTATACACCTGACGTTCTTGTTCTAGACCCATCATATGCTGAGGTTGCTTACTTGCAAACTGCAAAGCAAGAACCACTTGCGAAAACTGGTTTGTCTGAGCGTAGACTAATTTCTTGTGAGTATGGCTTACAAGTTACTTCGCAAAAGGCACACGGTATTGTAGCGGACATTAACGCATCATAAGAATAGGTGGGGCAGAAATGCCCCATCACTACGGAGGACATTATGAAAGTTAAAATTACAACTGACAGGCGACCTTTTGTGAACGGTGTTGCTACTAATAAAGGCGAAGAAATAGAAGTTGATTCTGAAGAAGGTGCTATTTTATTGCAAGCAGGATTTGCATTAGAGTTAGGAGCTACTAAGCCAAAACGAGCAAGAACGGCAACTGGCAAATTAAAAGCAGATGACCCTTCAACTCCAGATGTGAATGAGGCTTGGGAAGGCGGCAAAGCTCCCAAAAAAAAGAAAGGTAAAAAATAATGACTATTGGAAACATACCTAAAGAAGAATATCTAGAAATGCTGAAAAAAATGTTAAAGATGCAAACTGGCGGTGCGGCGGCATTAGCTATAAAAAAAGAAATGGAATCACTGGGATATAAAGGAAAATTTAACTGGGATAAAGAAAAATGAGCGTACAAACAAAATATTTTGACGAAGACGGTAAAATTGTAATTAACCGCAGTCAGGATATTCAGCGCATTTTAGATTTTAATAAAGAGCGCAACATAGATGGCCACAACCGTAAATCTGATATGCGGCTTGCAGGGTCTATTCCATTTGTAGTTATAGAAATGTGGATGAAAGAATGTGGCGCAAAATTAGGTAGTCCAGAGCTAAATGAGTACATTAAGAAAAAATTAATGTCGGGTGAATTTAGCAAGTTGGTAGCTAATGGGTATTAAATGGATTTGCCCAAGGTAAATATTGCTGTTGCCGCTTCTGCGGTGGTCGCAATAGTCTCCACAGTCGGAGGAGGCATTTGGTATGCTTCTTCGCAAGCATCAGTTATAGAAAGCCTGACACAACAAGTCGAAACTCTCACAATAGAAAATAACGCAACTGACCGAACAAATTTAATTCGTGATGTAGAACATAACACAGAACAAATAGAAGAAATTATAGATTACATTATAGAAGTCGAAGAAGAAGGCGGCGAAACTATAGATGAAATTTATCAAGAGTTCGAAGATGTTTACGAAACGCAAGAAGGCTTCTTGCTTCAGTTTAATCAAATAATACAATTACAAGCTAGAGTAAAATCCCTAGAATCTACACTAGACTTTTTAGTAAAACGCCCATCACTTTCTGACGGTAGATAAAATGGACCCGATAACAATTCTCGCAGGCATAAAAACAGGTCTTGCGGCAGGAAAATCCGTTGCAGGGCTAAGTAAACAAATCGGGCAATTTTTCGATGCAACCGATAATGCAAAAAAGCAACTACAGAAAAAAGGTGTTTCAAGTAAAAGTGTGAACGCTATAGCGATGGAACGATTTCAGAAACTCAGGCAAGCGGCTGAAGCTGAAGAAGAACTGAAAAAATTTATCTGTGAATCGCTTGGACCTTCTCACTGGAATACTTTGTTGAAAATGCGTAGGGAAGTATTAGCCGAAAAACGCGAAGCAGAGGCTAGGGCGAGGCGTGAGGCACAGGAAAGGGCAGACTTGGCACTTACTGCGGTTTCTATTGTTTTGCTTCTCACGGCGGCTCTGGTCGGCTCTACGGCCTATTTGCATCATATGGGTTGGCTCGATGTTCGGGATTATTTGCCGTGATTTATGTTTTAGTATTCTTGCATTTTATAAATACTGATAATTTAAAATTTTATCAAATAGCTACATTTTCGGATAAACAAGAATGTCTAAGCCAAGCGGAGAAAGCAAAAATTCTAGTAACTCACAACTCCATGAAAGTTTCGTGCTTGGAGATTACGACCCAATAGTAATAGAACATGGCAAAAAATGGGCGGCATACGATAAAAATGGACGTTTAATAATTTTAGGATATAATAGGCGCATATGTCAGGAGTACGCAAATGACAGAGTTCGACAAGCTTGATAAGGATAAGAACGGCAACCTTAGTAAGAAAGAGTTTCAACAACTCGAAATAGAAGACCGTAGATTAAAAATAGCTGATGCAGACGAGAAAAGAAACACGGAGCGATTGCTCGTTAAAGCGTGTTGCGCGGGAATGTTGTTATACCCTTTTATTATTTTATTAGCATCTGTTCTTGGCTTTGAGGTGGCGGCAAGTCTTATAACAGATATTGCAAGCGTTTATGTTGTGGCGGCTAGTGGAGTCGTTGTCGGTTATTTTGGGTTTAATAGCATAAGGGATAAAAACGCATGATTGACAAGTTAATAGGTCCAGTTAGCGGCATTCTTGACAAGGTAATTCCTGACAAAGACCAAGCGGCAAAATTGGCTCACGAAGTTGCCACAATGGCAGACCGCCACAGTCAGGAGCTTGCATTAGCACAGCTAGAAATATTGAAAGCTGACGCGAAGGGCAACTGGTTCCAATCGTCTTGGAGGCCACTTATTGGATGGCTCGGAGGAATCGGCCTCGGTGTAAATTACATAGTAAGCCCAATTTGTGCGGGTTTTGGTGTAATTATTCCTCAAGCAGATATGTCAGTAATGATGCCCCTTTTATTGGGAATGTTAGGAATGGCAGGCGCAAGAAGTTTCGATAAACTAAACAAAACGGATACAAAAAAATGAGTTTTAAATTATCAAGTAGGTCTTTGGGTAAGCTAGAGGGTGTTCACCCTGATATGGTTGCTACAGTAAAAAAGGCCATAGAACGAACTAAAATTGACTTCGGCGTGACGTATGGCGTTCGAAGTGTCGAAGAACAACAACGGCTTTTCGATATGGGTAGAAGCCAAACAATGAAATCAAAACACTTAATGCAAGATAGCGGTTTTTCACACGCTGTCGATTTGGTGGCATATGATGGGTCGGAAGTTGTTTGGGAAATAAATGTATATGATGACATAGCTGATGCAATGGCTAGTGCGGCCAAGGAAGTAGGTTGTCGGCTTAGATGGGGCGCGGCATGGCATATAGACGATATAGGCGACTTTGAAGGCACTATGGAAGATGCTATGAATGAGTATGTAGACCTTAGAAGGTCACAAGGGCGCAGGCCGTTTATAGATGGTCCACATTTCGAATTAAGGTAAGGGGGCTAACTGCCCCCCCCTTTTTATGCCGCCTTTTTGTAAGTGTTGGGGTTTACCTCTATGGCTTGCTCTTCGTAAAATTCTTTACTGCGCTCGTCCATATCGTCAAGAACGGTTTGCCATTCTGCATAAGTTCTAACGCTTCTTACAAACTCTTTATGGCCTAAATTGTTAGTGGTAACTATCGCCGCCACAAAAGCCATAGCGTCTTGCTCGCGCTCCAAACCTTGCACAACGTAATCGTCGCCACCTTTATACTTCCAACGGTGTAGCCCCTCTGCAAACGCTCCAGAACCTACTTCTGCGCCATCATTTTCTAAAATTTGTGTGCTTACAACATATACATTCATTTTTAAAATCCTCTTTTTTGCTTATACGTTAATTATAAATTAATAAATTGTAAATGTAAAGTATTTTTTTTGTAAAAAGTAAAATAAATTAAAAAGGGGGCTATTAACCCCCTCTAGCTTTTAAACATTTAATGTCATACACACTTTAGTTTCTGCTACTTTCACCGCCATTCTAATAGTGTCAAAAGGTCCACATTCTTCCAATACTTTTGTATTGTTATCGTGTTCGTAAATTGTAGTAAGGTATCCTCCTTCAGCAAAATCTTCTATGGTAACATACTGTGCGGCATTGCCGCCTTCAGAAACTGGCTTTGCCTTCCAAAACGTGTTTATGTGATGTCCGTCAATATACTCGTCAACTTGGTCAAAACGCATAATACCATAATCAAA